CCTTAACGGTTTTCGTGTTACCATTGATATGCGTCATACGAATTCATTCCTTTATTGTCGGTGTGAGAACTACAATATTAACATGAATTCGTCATGGCGTATTTTTTTATAAACCATTAATGTATCTTCCACCTTAGGTGGCTAACTTGATTGTATAACTTACCCTTTTCTTTTTTCTAACTTTCCGTCTTTAATATCTATAGGGCTGTATACTGTAGGATCAAAAACCTTACATCCATTTTTAATCCATTCTGCTCTCCATAATTGGTGTGACTTTTCTACAGCTTCTTTATCATTTAAAGCCTCATAGTTAATGCTTGGATTATCATAATCATCAACACCATATTCAAAACCACAACAAGCACATATGACATTGCTACCCGCAAAGTCTTCGTAATATGGAGTTTCATCTAAATCTAGGTAACCACAAACACAACAAGTAAATATATTCATATTATTCACCTACTGTTTATTAAAATATAAAATAACCCTATTATTTTTCAAGTAAACAAATGCAAGATGTTAATGAAGTCTTATATGTTCTATGCTTCTTTTCATATACTACTCCAAGTCCACAATACATTTGTTACAAATATTACTTTTTCTTTGTCTTTTCTTATGTAATAAAGTATATCAAATTTATCATTTTCATCTAAATTAGTATAATCTACAAAGTTCATTTCTGTTATAGAAACCATGCGTGTGAACTTCAAACCAAATTTACTTTCTATTTGTTTGAGATAATTAGGAATTTTTCCTGAAGCTTCCTGCCTGAGGTTTAAATTAAAATCATTACTATCGTCACTTATAATTATATGACTATCCAAAATATTTAGTTCATCTATCACATACATAAAATTTGCATCCTTTGGAATAGAATGTTTAGTATTTTCAATTAGAACATTGATAATTTGATATTCTTTCCCATTGATATCTTCATTCATAAAACCTATTTGCGGAACGTATAATTCTATATATCCATTATATTTAATAAAATTTTCATGATAATTATCCAAGGTTGATTTAAATATTTTCTTAAGTCCTCTATGTTTTTTCATATACTCTCACCTTTTATAATTTTATTCTACCTTTTATAATATTTCTACATGACAATAAACCTATTTTATACCATTTTAGCAAATTATGTTAAACTATATTATAATTGTATAAAATTAATAGGAGTTTTATTTAGTCAAATACACAGGTAGAAATATAGGTGCTAAAATTCTATAAAATAAAGCGACAAGTACAATATTAGTAGTAAAAAATAATCCTGTCGTAACTTCATATATACAAAAAAAGAATGTATAAAAGGACACAAAAATATGGAAAAAAAGTTCGTACTTAAAGATAGAGACTATAAAGAAAATAATATAGCTCTTATATTAGTGAAAAAGGAAGAAAGAGATGTATGTACTGTATATAACTTGATAATAAGTTATGACAATAGGAATGTTTCAAAAGAAATCGCGTTATTCGAAGAAGATATACTTTTAATGAATACATATAAACTTAAAAATACTCTCAACTTTCTATATTTTACAGAACCAGACTTATCTTTCACAATAATTGATTTAGAGGACGGTATTCTTGTTTACATTAATTTGGACTCCGGAATTGAATACTCAAATATAGCTACAGATTCAGGATTATCAATAAGACTTAATATCACTTATGATTCTTTTACAATATTCTTATCATCCATTACACTTTAATCAAACCTTTATTATAGAACATTTATCCTATAATATCAGAACTTACACGATCTTTGAAATATTGATTCCATTTAAAAAGGGAGAGAATACTAGATTCTCTCCCTTTTTAGATATTTGATTTTGATTATATATTCATTTTGTTTAATACCTGGCATTTACTAGATAAATTCTATTTGTCTTTGATTTAATAAGTAATATGCACCCTACTTCTATTAATACTGTTTCATAAATTGGTCACGTTCCCACTCAGACACCTGCATACGGTATACAATAGACATTTATTTCATATTTTTCTACATTATACTTCCTTATATTATCAATAATTCCCCTTAATTTTTATCTTTCAATTTTCACACCATTATATATTATTGAGACATCTACTGAGACATCTGAAAAATATTCAGCAATTAGGTCTCAACTTTAGAAATTCACTTGAATTAATACGAACGTATGTTCTATAATTTAAGTGAAGGAGATGGTAACATGAAAGAATTACAATGTATTATTATCGATGAGATTACATACGATATCCTTAAGGATGAATACCAGGAATGTAAATTCGGTTTAACTGACGTAGGTGTAGAAGATGCTAAAACAAAGGTTTATCACATGTTATATAAAAATAATCTTATAACAGAAGAAAACCGAAGAGATGTTTCTTTATTACCTATTGAAGAAATACTTAGTGAAGGCGTTGAAAATGAACCTGATAAAGTCTACTCTATCATATTTGAAATTGGTGATCTTAGTGAAAGCCCACAATTTAAACGTTGACCACCCTACCGTTCCAGAACACTTAATAGAAGAAACTGATTACAGAAAAATACCTTCACAATATCTCGAAAGAAACATACCTAAAGGACGCGGCATGATTAAATGGGCGCCATTCGCAACTATGCCACAACAGTATGACGACATAAAACGTCAGATACAATCACAAGACTATTTTTATATGCCTGCATTAAGCGATGAACAAATTATTGAAATCAACGTTAAGTTACATCACTATTCATGTATGCCTTCATCGTGTACTATAATCTATCATAATGATCATCAATTACATGAAATTGATTGTGTCATTGAAAAAATAGATGAATTCAATCAAGAAGTGCAAGTCAGGACATGTTATGATCATGAGAAACTGCAACTTAAGTTTAAATTTATTGTCGAAGTAAGATGATAAATTTAAGAATGTTATATTAATATGATTCAAAAAGCACCCTACTTAATTGTAGGGTGCTTTTTAAATACATAAAAAAAAGACTACAAATGTAGTCATAACTAAATATAAATGAGTGTTTATATTAGGCTGAGAATATACCTGATATGCAGCGACCTTTAGAAACCGTATATTTTAGTTTCTTTTCCACATTGTTCCCAATGTATTCGCCATGCCCGACTACTTACGGTAGCCAATCGTTACGTCAAACACTACTCGATAGCTTTTGGTTAAATAAAAGGTAGCAAGCCTCTCATCTGCACTACTCACATATCAAACATTACCACTTTTGCGAAATGATAATGCACTTCATTCCTTACGGTGAAGTATTAGGACACTTTCGTGTTCTGACGGGGGAAGGCTTTCGCTTCTTATTAGAGTGTAAGTTATACATAGTTTTGTATATGATCTATTCCCAATTGTTTTGACCAGAGAAGTGCTTCCCCAGAAGTTCCGTTACCTTTTGAGTAACAGAATGCTTCACTCCTCTATGACTTTCCTTATCATCGTACTCGCCATTCTTACAACCTTAACTGTACGTCACCACAGTAGTTGCTCGTGATAATCGCCCTCACTTGATAGGTTCAGACTATATTATCTTCATACCACCACTCAATGTTTAACGTTGGTACACCAATCGTACTTTGACAATCTTCCGATTACCTTAGCATTTGCCATTAGATAAAGATGTGCCTGTTTCACATTGATACTGCCACCAAGATGACAGTCATTTAAAAGTGATACGTGTGCATAGATTAGACATTTCTGCCCGACCGTTTGTCAAACTGCGCCTTTCACTACATCACTGTAGCTTATCTGCTATGCCAGTAATAATATGATACCATACCCTAGTATAGTATTCAACTGATATATTCGGCTATTTAACCGAATTTTAAAATATTCGGTTATATAACCGAAAAAAAGCTACCTTATTTAGGTAAGCTCTTTTTTGAATAGGAATATAGCTGTTCAGCAACCTTTAAACTTAAATTTTCTATCTTTTTATGTCGCTTGTCATCAGTTTTTCTTCTTAAATCATCTAGAGTACTTCTAGAAACTCCTGTCATTTTGAACACTTCGTAAGATGTAACTTCACTGTCTATTAATCTTTGTATTTCATTATGAATATTTTTAAAAGTTCTGTTCATCATTCCCAACCTTTCGAAAATTCTTTATCTTTAAATAGTGCTGCAAGACCACTAATCTGTTTCAATCTAAGTAATTCATCTGCATCCATTCCGATGTTTTTTAATATCCACTGATCAGACATTCCCGCTTCTACTAATTCACCTACAATATTCGTCATCAGCTCTATACTATGACTACCTCTTGCTCTGTTGTGTCTGATTGTAGAAGCCATTCTGTCTGAAATAGGCTTATCAATTACTGAGACAGGCAACATACCATTCTCACGTTCATAAATATCTTTATGATTCAACATAGTTGTATATCTATGGAAACCATCTACTATTTCATACTTATCTTCTTCAGGAAGATAATAACATACGATTGGCATTGTATATCCATCTTGTTTTATTGATTGATATAATAGCTTCATTTCCGGTGGCGCTACACTGTTTGGATTGTAACTATTCGCTTGTATCTTTTCGATAGGTACCGCAATAATGTTGTAAACAGGTGATTTATAAGATGTTTTCGTATTTTTCAACTGCTTCACGTCTCCTTTGTGTTTCTGCTTTTGTTTGACTAAAACCCATGTACTTACATAAGTGATCGTTTTTCATAATACATACACACATTCTTTTGTACGTTGGTACTAGTTTGAAATTAGTTACATCTAAATCATCAGGATATTCTTTGAATGTAACTGGTTTCTTATCCGTTTTGTAATTTGTTTTTTCTCCAACTTCAAAATCAATATCAAGTTGTTCTAATTCTTTGATAGTTTCATCATCAAGTACTCCGCCTTTTTCTCTCCAAAACTTTATTGATGTTTCTAATTTGTTAAGATAGTTCTGTCTAACCTCTTCAGGTAATGTATCTAATAAAAAGTACATATAACTTTTCCATGTATGTCCTTCAGGTAACTTAATCGACTTCCACCCCATCGCAGTCGTACCGCCATAAATGCCAGAGAAATTCACACCTTTAACTCGCCCTACCATCTTAGCCCAATTATTTGGATCAATCACTTTGTATAATTTTAATGTACTGATTGCTGCATCGTTAAACGGACTTGCAACACGCATTTCATCTATCTTTAATCCTGCTTGATAATATAAATCGTACAGCTTGTTATAGGAATATACAAACTTAGCATTACACACCCAAATATCCTCTGTATTCCAATCATAAATAGGATATGTCTTAAATGTATTCCCTTCTTTTACAATCCAGGGTTTTTCGTTTTCTAGTTTATGGTTACCTTTAATTGCTCTCCAACGATTTAATGATTCTGTAGTACGAATACCAATTAAAGTCGCTACTCTTCTTCCTTTTGAATACCAATCTGTGAAACGTTTCTGAACGTCATAATCCCACTCACCTTTATTAAATTTGAAAGGAACATTATATTCATTAACTACATAATCGTATTCAGGCATTTCACGTACCCAAATATCTTTTTCGCCTTCATTCCATGGTATCCAACCGTATTCAAAGTTAGATACTGCTGACTGTGCTTTAATTGGTAGACATAGCCAAAAGCGTTCAATATCATCTAAGCGCTCAAATGTTTCTGTAACGTAATCAGTTGTCATCTGATATTGTGCTTCATACTCTAAATGATATACAGCTAGTTTATACAGCATATTATGTTTCTTCGCATAATCATAAGCTAAATTCAATGTAACGCCACTATCTTTACCACCAGAGAAAGCAACAAGCACTTTATCGAAGTTGTTAAATATATAATTCAATCGTTCTTGTGTTGCTTCATATACATTGACATCTAGATACTTTTTCATCAGACTACCTCCTTAATCTTCTCTAAATCTCTGACTATCAGATCGTGTAAATCCTGTTTATTAGTTAAGTTATCGAATATCATGTTATAGATACCTAAATCAGATTTAAAGTATTTATAATATATTGTTCGTTCTTGTCCTAATCTTTTGATTCTGTATGTTGCCTGGTCTACTTTTGCATAATCGAATTGAATACTAGCGAATGTGATACGATTACAGAATTGAAGATTGTGTCCGAAAGCACCAACACCATAAGTCATAATTAATGGTTTATTGTTATACTTAAATTTTTCTAGTATTTTAGTTCGTTCGTTCAAAGGCACATCTCCTGTAATCACATAACAATCACAGTTACTCGAAATGTAATCGACCTCTTTAAGATAGCTGCAATAAACGATTTGTTGTCCTTTCAGGGATTTTGCGATGTTGATACACCGTTCTTTATCAGTAAACATTAAGTGCTGCATTCTTACTAGTCGTTCAAGAATGTCATCCCATCCATTTAAAATAGATTCTAAGAATTGGTCTTTTTGACTTTGATATTCTTCTAATACATCATCACTCGATTGTACAACTTCATACTCGACTACTTCATCAATATCGAGTTCTAAGTCTACCTCATAGACATAGGGCTCAATTAATCTTTTCAGATGCTCTATGTTAACTTCTGATAACTTATAAAATTCACGTGGAGATTTACCGCGTTTTTTATATCTTATTTTCTTGAAAAACGTCTGAAGAAATTCAAGTTCGCTCATATCGATAATTTTATCTGACAGAAATTTCATTTGATAATAGATATCCCATTCGTTTTTCGTAATAGGAGTACCATTTAATATCAGTCTATATTCAGACATATCTCTTAACCTAATGATACGATCATAACGTTTTGATTCAGCGTTCTTGATGAATACTGTTTCATCTGCTATTATCATCAGCTTATGACCTTTAACATCATCTAATAACTTTAAGTAACGATTATCAGACTGACTTACCCCTTCGTAAGTCTCGATAATATAAGGCATATCAAATGACCAGGTATTGATTTGTTCAATAATGTTATGTTTTAATTGATTCGGGACAAGGAATAAAACTAATGAACTATCTGTAGATTTGGCGATTTCCAGCGCTGTTCTTGTTTTTCCTGTCCCTTGTTTCATAAATAAAGCGCCCACTTTTAAGTGAGCGAACTTTTCTATAGCGATCTGCTGCTGCTTCGTTAACGTTTTAATGATTCATCTACCTCCACATTATCAGTTATCTTTTCAGGCTCTACTACTTCAAGATAGCTTTCGTTATCATACTCATCGTCAATTTGTTTCTCAAAAATTTCAAGCATTGTTTCTGCACTTGCAATCTTTTTGTAATCAGAATGTTTTCTCTGATTAATTATTTTAAATTCCCATTCATCAGTAAATGAAAATTCAAACCAATGTCCTTTCCCTTCTTTGCACTCTCTGACTAACTTAGATGGATGCCAGAAGGCTTTTCCTTTAAAGCTAGAAGAGTTAGGCAACTTGATTAAAGTTGCCCTATCAGTTTCGTAAGCAATTTGTGACTTATTAATTTTTATATTGTTCCACATCGATATATTCACTTCTTTCTATCATCTTATCTTTATTAATTGCTAAATAATTTGTAAAGCCGTCTTCTAATTTAGTCATTTTATAACCTAAATTATTAGTTTTATAATTATCTTCCAATTTTTTATAGAATGGTTTATGATGCTCAACATTATTTAGGCTATCAATTTTATCTTCAAATATAACTTCTTTCGGAACGTTAATGTACAAAGTGCCTTTTTCAACACCGAAACCTACTTCAATAATGTATACGTTATATCTACCATGATACTCACTCATGTTCCCGATTAAAACTTCAGGCTCTATTACCTTACCGTTTTCCAACCATTCAAAAACAGTTGGTTCTCTGAAATAATCAGTTTCTCCATCATACTCATTTTCTATCATTTTAGCTTGTCCTACATACCCTACTGTGCATTTGAAATTAGCTATCGAAGCATAGTATCCACTATTATCATTCCATTCTCCTTCGATTTCTTCTATAGGTTGTATAGGAAATATAGTTTTTTTAGCTTCTTCAATATCGCTATCGTCCTCTAATATTGAGTAGTTCATACCATCCGTTAAGAAATATCCGTTAGTTTTAACTTCTTTACCATTGATTTTTAATGTTGTCATTTTAATGACCTCCTGTAATTTTTTATGCTACTAATACTGATTTTGGTGACCACATTTCAACTTCTCCGTATTCAGTATCGAATGATACTAATACAGCTTTTTCTGTCTCTCTTACTACTTTTGAACCTGAACATTCATTTAATACTGCGTATGCTTCATTTTGCGATAAGTTCTTGCGAATGATCCAAGCAGGAACACCATCAACATTTTCGTCTTTTTTAGTTTCGACTTTAGGATAAGTTAAACGAGCTGCTGCACTGTAGATAGCTTCTGCGCCAAAACGCTTTTTATTGTAAGTTTTAACTTGTCTCCACACTTCTTTTAAAGCGAGTGATAAAGCGATTGCGTAATCTCCTACGAATTCAACGATTTGCTTAGCGATTTTGTGAGCTGAAACCATCATTTGTTTTTTAGTCATTTTAACCAATCTCCTTTTTTTAATGTTGTTTGCTGTTCTATGTATATAATATAGCACGTGAACACGTGCTAGTCAACAAAAATATAAAAGAATTTTAAAGTTGATTAAAACCCTTTTATATCAATGTTTCTAAAGTATTTTATTATAATGTTCCATTTCAAAAAGCACGCCTTTTACAGTCATCTTTTCGTACGTTCTACCTTTAATTTCTTCATCTTCGGGAAATAAATAATCAATTATAGGACTGTATGCAGCGATACCTTCTACTAAAGTAGTAGTTGCGATTTGAGTTTCTCCTCGTTCAATTCTAATCATGTCTTCATAGTCAATGAGACCTTCTTCGATATCTGCTTTCAATTCATTAATCATATCTTCGTAATCGTAACTTACCTTTACCATAACATCACCTCAACTTCATTATATAAAAAAATTGAAATAAAAAAAGCCCTGCACTCATTAATTTGAGTTCAGGGCTTAATTCAAAAAACACCACTTTTTTAATTTAAGGTTATTTAATTGTATGTTTGTGCACCCAACCATTGTTAGATGGCGAATACGTTCTGCACCAAATGTTGCCTTCTGCATCTTGAATTTCTTCAAAGATATAGACAGTCTCGCCTTTTTTAAGTGTTCCAATTTCTTTGTCGAAACTAAAGTTACTGAAATCACTACCTGAGCGTTGTCTTAGTGATGCGTTATATTGAATCGTTCCTTTGTAGTGAGGTGTCTTAGACCATGCTTTGATACGTTTACACCCTTTAGCTTTAGCAGGTTGCTTAGCAGGTGCTTTTTGTACAGTTGGTTTCTTAGCAGGTTTAGAACTTACGATTCCTCCACCATTCGCATAATACTGAATACGTTCAACGAAATACTTCTTAACACTCGCTACTGAGCGACCATGTAACTCCCATGATCTATGTGGGCATGCTGTAGGCGATAATTCTTTGTGTAGCCATACAGTTTGTGTATTAATTGGAATGTTGTATGACTTCATCACTTCCGCAACTAGCTTGAATGTTTCTTCTTCGTTGCGTAGGAACTGTGCATCGCTCGCTGTCATAGACTGACATACTTCAAACCCGATCAAGTTAGCGTTCCCCCACTGATTGCCTGTGTGCCATGCGATTCTATCTGTGTACTGTGCTAGTAAGATACTACCTTCTGATACATAATAGTGTGCGAATCCATTTTCAAGTGGGTGGTTCGCTAAAAATGATTTATAACCTACTCCTGTAAGTGGACCAGCATCGTTGTGAATCACTACGCCTACAGGTCTCATCGCACCAGGATTTACATTTACTATACTTGTTACTATGTTTGTCATATTATTTTTCCTCCATATTTTCGTTGTTTTTTTCGATATCTAATACATTCTTAAATTCTTGTGCCTGCTGTGCATTACGAGTGATATTGTTATTTTTCCAGTACGCCCACGCTGATGTAATAATCAATATCAAATCACTTAATGTTTGATTGATGAATTGGTCATCAATCGGTATTAACGGTTTACCGTAATGCGCTAAAATTGAATTCAATAATGCTAGTGATAAACAGACTAAACGCGTCAAAGCTAACTGTAGTTCTTTATTCATTTATAAATTCCTCCAATTAAAATAAGCATCAGGCTATCTGCCTAATGCTTGTCATTTATGTTTTAACATCCTCTTACTATTTAGCTTCCTGTACGAATGCGGTAAACATTCTTCTTAGTTCTGTGATAATTTCTTTTTCTGGACGAGATTCTGAATCCTCTCCCCAGAGCGTAAGTAACGAGCCACAAACATTTCTTATTTTTGCTTCATACGTTACGTCTCCTATAACATTAAATTTATCAATCCCTGAATGCTGTTTCATGTATTCCATATCCTTCTTCGAATCTAACGTCTTTGCACTGAACGTCTGGGTATAAAAGTTTCCGTTATAGAGTTTGAAGTTATTCATTATATCATCAGGAGATACAGTACCTTTTAGGCCTTGTTGCCAATAACTGAATCTTATACTGTCTCTCATCCCAGCATCTAAAGCCATTTCTAGAAACTTTGGGGTTACTTGATCGTTCCATATCACCGGTATAAAGTTGTGAGATTCAACATGCTTGAAAAGATGTTCCATAAACCAAAAAAGCCATTTTTGATTACTTATAGCAGCAGGCACCTCATCCATTCCAAGGTGAAATATCTGTTCCCCTTTATATCCAGGAATTTTGAATGCATCTGCAATCTCGTCAATCATACTCTTAATAAATTTAATAGGCTCTCCATCGTCCCAATAGTTAACAGTGTGTTCATCAAAATCAGAGACAACCTTATTGTATCTCTCTTCATCATTAAGTTTGAGTAGATTCAACCATCCCCCTGAATGTGAAGGTATGTCTAACACTGGAATGATCATTACATTACGTTCATATGCGTATTTACACAGATCATTAATTTCTTGCTTTGAATACACTTTATAAGGTGTCTTCTTAAAAAGATTCATCTCCACCCTAAATGCTTCATTATCTGATAAGTGCAGAAAGAGTTCGTTCTGTTCATTTTCATATATAATATCTACTACTTCATACAAAGATTGCATATCGTAATATCTTCTTGCTACATCTAGATATATAGATTTATTAACCTCAGTCATCATTTGAATTCTCCTTTTAAATAAGATGTTTGATCCAACTGTTTAAGATATCTTTTCTGCTTTTATAGTCTTTATTTCTTGTTTAATCTCTTCATTCTGATTAAACAATGTCTTCATCTGTTCATCTAACCTCACAAGAATCGCATAGTTATTCTCAACATTAGTAAGTCTAGTATTGATATTCTTATCTTCTTTTTCAAGATACTCTAGCTTACTTTCAACCAATGTCACTCGTCTTTCATTTTCTTTAGACTTAGACATAACTGTCATTACGAATCCAGCCATCGGCAGAGCGACTGTTACGATCCACCTCAAGATTGCATCTTCCATTTTTCACGCTCCCGTTTTCATTATAAAGTTTCCTCTTCTACGACTACTTCCCCATTTTCATCATACTTAGTACGTTCAACATCTTGTTTTACATAGAAAGTTTTAGTTCCATTTTCAAAAATACTCGCTAACATATTCTGCATCTTACAGAGCTGTTTCGCTTGCTCCTCTTCCTTAAATTTAAAAGCGTTGCTAGGTGTAGCGCCTGCTACAAATCCATTTGAGTAATTGCGTGTTAAACAACTTTCTGAACCACTTGCACTTCTTTCTACTAAATAAAACTCTTGAATTTTTTCTGTTCATTTAATCAACTCCTTTTAAATTTTTTTATAATAAAAACCCCTAATCACTTTGCGTGAGTAGAGGTTGAGTATTATATTGATTTGACTACAAGTTGAGACATTTGATTATCTACAATTTTCTAATAACTTTAGCTGGGGAACCCATGATTAATAAATCGGACTGATAACTTTTTGTTACTAATGTACTTGCTCCAATTACATTGGAACAACCTATAGAAGCGCCATTTATAAAAGATGTTTTACCTCCTACCCAATTGCTATTTCCAATTTTATAATCAAATTTTAACTCCTTTCCTGCTCTTCTGCTAGCATCTCCTATTTCGTGTGAACCTGTAAAGAATGTAACATCTGGACCAAAATCACAGTTGTCTCCTATTTCTACCTCTCCATTTCCATAAATTTCAAAGCCTTTACCTATCCAAACATTTTCTCCTATTTGCAGTCTTGCTGCTCTACTTATGTTTATGGGACCAACTACTTTCGAGTTGCTGCCGATTGATATCCCTGCAAAATTTAGCAACTTTCTTTTAATTTTAAAAAAACGTGTTCCACTTAAATTATTCACCATTTTCATACAAAAGTTGTACACTAATAAATTTTTCATTGTATCTCCTTTGTTTGTTATTAATTTGAATATTGAGAAAGTGCATATACCTCATTAAGTTCAGTAGCTCGAGCAAATTTGTAAACATCTCGTCCGTAAGCACGATTTGCAGGAGCCGTACATCTTTTCCCTAAAAATAAACCTGGGAAACCACTAATATTGACACCTGTAGCTCCCTGTAAAAATGTTATCATCTTCTCTTCGCCAATTTCCATATTATTATCAAAGATAATACTTGTGATGTCAACAGAAATATTTTTTATTAAAAAGTGATCAGCTTCATTTAATTTTAATGAGATTACACCATTGATAGGAGTAATAATTTTGATAGATTTAAACCCTATAGCTATTCTTTTGTATCTATTGTCACTTGTAACTAACGAAGACTTACCCTTCGAAAGCATTTCAAAGAATGTTAAATCGTAATAATATACATTTCCTGCTGTGCTTGTTATGCCCGTCACTTTATTATAACGTCCATAATCCGTGAATTTAAGTTCATTGAAAAACTTGTTTACACCATATTGCATCTCAATAGAATTACTTTGCGATGCATTATCAAATATAAGCAGATTTGTTGCATAAGGAACTTCAAATCTCGCGCCGTAAATATAGTTTGTTTGTGTCTTCCGAAACTCCATGGCGATAGGATTACGACCTTCGAAAGACGGGCTAAAGAATTTATTGTTATTACTATGCGATATTTTATCTCCATCGATTAAAACATGTTGCTGCAACAAATCAAGATCTATAGCAGCATCACTGCCAAAACTACCATTATAAAAAGTATTTTCGGTAACCCAACCATCTGTTCTGTCTTGTAACTTAATACCATTTACACAATCTGAAAGTCTACCTAGGTCAAATTTATTATATGAAGTTCCTTTGTTGCCACTCGCTCTAACTAAAAGACCTACATAATGGTTTTTAATTTGTGGTAATTCGAACTTACTGAAGGAACAATTAACTATTTCCATACCTATAGCAGTATCTAAAGTTTGAAATGTCTTCCTCGTAATGCTCAACTGTACATTTATAGGATACGTTCTGTCATTTACTATCTTTGCTTCGTTCGGAGCTGCAATAATAACTCCTGTCTTATTATGATCGCAATATATCTCTAACCCGCCTCTTAAGTGCATTACATCATTGACAAATAAAGTATCTGTTGTCAAACACTTAATTTTTGGAGAAAACAGTTCTAATTTATTAGCAATTGCATAATTAAATGCTTTTTGCAAATTGGCGGTGTCGTCAACGATTCCATCACCCACTACTCCAAACGATTTTACATTAATTTGACCGTTCATCCTATCATATACTTCAGATTTAAAAGACGTCAGCCCATCCGCATTCACAGCACCAAACTCAATCCACTGCGTACCGTCATAGATATACTGTTTATTTTCATCAACAACTAGACGCATTTCTTTGAGTTCAGCTTCGGCAGGTAACGCACTAAAAGTTGCAACTTCTGCTTTAGGTTTAAACTCATTCTCTGCAAGCCACTGCGCAGTTGCTGCTTTATCAATGAATTCAGGTGAATTATCTGTTATAAATCGTTTAACTGATTGGTCAATTTCTGCTAAAGCTTCCTCTCTTGATAGGTTATTTATGACTCTTAATTCACTTTCATCATGTGTATAACTTACAAATATCTTAAAATCATGATTACTTGGAAATTTTTGACCATCGGCAGTTGTAATTTCAAGTGTGTGAGGATTTGTTTTCAAATCATTAGCGACTCGAAACATTACAGTTCCATTAACTATCTGCTCCTTAGTCTTCTGTCTAATAAGCCCATCAACTTCATCAAGGATAGTGAGTGTACAACTTTGATTCAGATCACTAAGTATCGAACCGTTAGCGCCACATAGCAATATCTCTATTGCGCTTGTATTATCTGACTGTTTTATGACTATATAATTATGAAAGTTGTTTTTTGTCTTGATACTATTTACTAGCATAACTTTCCTCCTCGATTTCCGATTTTAATTTAACGGGTATTATTTCTTTTAATTTTGTTTTATTATTAAGTTTTTCTAATGTTAAAAGAGTCGCATCAGCTTTCACTGATACAACTCCATCTTTTACTTCTAATTTTTCTGATTGTCTTGCTTTGACTTCATCAACTATGATTGCTCTGTCGTAGTCGTCATCTACTACGAGATTCAGTCCTGCTTTAACTATCTTTTCTTCTCCATCAATTATCTTAGTTAACACTGCCCAGGCTTCCATATCATCCCTCCTAATAATCTGTAGTTCCAACGTATAGTGTCTTTACGTTGATACTCGATGCACTGTTTGATTTAATTCTGAAATAGAAGTTGAGCACTCTTTTTGTTGGTCTTCCTAAATCAATTAATAATTCGTTCAACCTTTGGTTACCCTTGCCTGTACCATCTACCATAACCGAATTATAGTAAGTCGTTGTTATACCATCATAGCTAAAGACCTCTATTACTCCACTTCCACCATCACTCATATAAGATGAGAAACTTACTTTGAGATACCTTTGAAAATGTATAACGGTATACCCATCAAACTGAAGTGGTGTATTACTCGTTGTAGTGAAGAAACCTTCGCTAATTTGAACACCGTAATCTATTTGTGGTGGACTTACTCTGAACACTGACATTCCAACGTTTAAAGTACTGTTCTTTATTGGTTGAAATCCGTTAATATCACTCAATGTCACACCTGAAGTAACACCAGTGGTTAACTGTTGTTGCGACTGAATGTTTGATTGTAACGTTGAAGTTGATTGATTGAACCCTTCTGTCACGTTCTGCAGATCATTAGATACTGCACCGATTTTAGAATTGAGTGCTGTTGTTGATTCTGCCAACTTTCTTTCGACTTCTTTTGTACGCTCTCTAGCAATCTGCTTCTGAACATCTTCCATTGTCCAAGGCTTGTCTCCAATGGTTATAGATTTATTATGCGGTTGAATTAAATCAATACTCTCTCCAATTATCTTCATCTTATCGTTAATGTTTAGTGGTGGTACTTCTACAAGATGCATGTTATATATTTCCAAAGAATCAGGACGTAATCCAATCAACTCTAAATCAATTGCATCTAGCGAGATAGATACATTTGCCACTTTCTTATTCTGCTCTTTTATCCATTTGTTAGCTGCTGCTTTTAAAGTTTCTGGTGTATACATATCATTAAAATCTACTGCACCTGTTTGAACTCCATATATACTAATCAATTCAGGAATATCGATATATGGATTTCCTTTATTAACATTAGCAATTGTTAACTTAATCTCTTGCCCGTTTGCAGTTTCGCTTGATACTCCTAAAGGTTTTAATCTTGTAATAATGTCGGTAGGATCTATCTTGTACTGGATGTTCTGTAGATTTTCTCCGAGTGCGATTTTAGTACTCTTTTCTTTAGCGTAATCTTTATACCAGTGTATGATATTTGCAGATTCAGTGATTTCAATGATTACTACACCACCGTATTTATTCACTAAATCTTCCTCGATGGTCGTCAAAGTATCTTTGTCATCATACCTATAAAAGTATTTCTCTTCTTCGCGATATGTTTCATCTGCTGGTATCACCGGCTTAGGTACATCTACAGTCCCCACAGTAAAGCGTTTATATGTTTCAGCCCCAACTTCACTATTGTGATGATTAATAACTAACTTAAGTAAGTCTATTGGTGCTTTATCAAACTCAAACGACTGCTTTTGTAGGCTATCCTTAAGAAATGCTTTTGCACCTTCAAATGTCAGTTGATGTTTGAATTCACCGCTTGATTCCATAGAATGATCAGGAGTTATTACACGACCTCTAAACTCATATCTATTCTTCTTCGTATTATAGATTTCAAGCATTGTCTTGAAAGATTTGATATTAAACGCTGATTGCTGCAAAAAACTATGAAACAACGAGATATTCGATGAATCTATGGAATTTACCTGTCGTTCTAAAGTTGCTGATGACACTTCAGATATACCGTTTGATAAATCTAATATTGTATGTTTCTTAGTTGCATCATCAACGTTATATAACTTTAACCGGTACATCATATCACCTCGCTATTATCAATTACATTTCTAGCAAATGGATGACCTTCAAATACTATTTTGAAGTTGATACCATACGATAATATTTCAGGTTCAATATCAACACATTTAACATAGTATTCTAAGTTTTCATATACATCACATCGTAGTTGGCTCATAGGCTTACCATATAGCCATTTCTTAATATCTGTAATAATAACTGACCTGTCTTGATAATCGTTGCAAAAGACAATCATTTCGAACGATATCTGTCTGTCTTCATAAGATGGTTTTCCATATAAAAAAGAGAAATCATAAGAACCGCTCATATAAGGAACGGTTTCTTTGATTTCTTTCATCTTAGGAGTTGGAAAGCTATAGCTACTCATTAACATATTTCTAGAATGTGAATGTTCACCGTATATGCTGAATCCAGCTTGTAATCTATTAGACATTCGCTAACCCCCTATTTCTGTACCTAAGATTTTGAGCCATTTCTTTTTCGACATCAGATGCAATTTCTTCAGCGATTACTTTCTTATTGAATTTAAATATTGTTTTTTTGTGAGCCATTAAGTTTTGCAACTCTTTCTGTTCTTCTAATAGCTGTATCATTCGCATAGTAAGTGCATCATCTTTAGTGAATCCAAGCTTATCGCCAGTATCTTTCCATATCTTCTGCTGTTGAACACGTTGCGATGGATCATGACTGATAATCGATTCTGCAAAGCCACCCTCGGCAATCCATGCTATTTGAGGGATATTTACAATACCACCCTTAGCGTATCCTGGTATCTTAAGCTTTCTTCCAGCGTATATCATATCTGATTTTAAACCATTCAATTTCTTGATAGCAGATACAGATGTATGATATTTTGCTGCAATTCCACCTAATGTATCGCCCCATTTAATGTTATGAGTTCTTGTTTTTTTAGGTTTTGCTTTAGGTGTCACCTTGGATTTAACCTTTGATGCTACAGTCTTCTTAACAGGGGATTTAGGTTTTGCCTTAGGTTTCGTTTTAGGTTTAGCAGTCAAATAGCTAGTTGCTCGACTTTGTAAAGATGTCTGTTGTTTCTTGATTGATGCAACTTCTTTGTCTTTAGCTTTAATTTCATTGTCGTAACCAAAACGAGAATGTTCATTTGAAAGATTGTTAACATAGCTAATTACTTGTTTCTGTAACTTATTAATTTCAAGAACATTCTTCTTACCTCCACCGACTAAAGTTTCTACACGAGGTATAGCCGATTCAATACCACCTGCAAGAATTTCTCTTAAGATTGTAGGATCTAATCCCATTTTTCTTAATTTTGTAACGTTTGCTGCAAACTTCTTCATTCTATTAAGTCGATACTTCATAAATGCTATAAAGTCTCTTGATGTATTACCTTTTGCCACTTCAAAGCCTGCATATCCACGATAAGAATCTCTTATACTATCTCTAAACGACATTTTCGATTCTGTTAATGCTTTGCGCTCTTCATTTTTCTTATTAAGTTGATTCTGTAGTCGTTGTTTCTGTTTGACTAAACTATTAAGAAAATTAGTTTTCAATACTTCGCTTTGTTTCAACTTCTTCAAACTATTGATTTGTGCTTGATATGCAGCAATATCACTTCTTGCATTGTTTGCTACTTTGTTATTAGTAGCACGTTTAATTTTATTTTCAAGCGAACTTATTTTTCGTTGATGCGCTTTGATATCTTTCTTATATTTAGCAATAAGTTTTTTGTTTGAAGTCTTTTTAATCTTGCTATTGAGTGTAGCGATATTATTCTTACGTTTTTGTATCTCTCTGCTTGCACCTTTAATTTCAGCAGACTTAGAAGATTTTACAATCTTATTATTTAGAGTTGCTATCTTACCTTCATTTGATGCAATAACTGAATTTATCTTCTTGTTAATCGCATTAAGATTAGCTTGCATCTTCTCGACAGGTAACTTACCAATATTCTTCATGTTGGCCATGATTAAATTGCCGATAGCAATATCTTCTTTACCAGTAACTTTACCGCTCGTTTTACCTCGTTTAGCGATGGCACTACCTGTGTTATACATACGTTGTGCTTTACTTAATGCCTGTACTGTTGCTTTATGCGTCTTTGATTGTTGTGATACATTCTTTTTTAATCCTGTAATAGCACCTGTTAATTTAACAATCTGACCAGGATAGATTAAATGATTTTTAATCCCATTTAATAATTGCAGCGCTTTTACTGTAGTACCATTTTTACGACTAATATCCCATAGTGTATCTCCCCATTTTACTTTATGAGTAGATTGTTTTTTAGTACCTTTGGCATAACGCTTAGGCTTACCATTAACCATTCTGTCAGCTAAAGCTATGAGTTGATTTGCTCGTTTTTTACGCTTAGGAACAGTAGGAATTACAACCTCTTTACCTTCTTCACCACCACGATAAATGGAATCTTTAGGAATGATACCGCCATTCGCATAGCCACCGCGCCATGTACCAGATGCCATACCTGGAATGTTAGTTACTGTTCCGTAACGAGACTTAATCCATTTGATTGAAGCAGTAATGTTATTAATAGGATTCATCATACCTTCAGTTGTTCCCATCAAACCTCTGTATGTTTGAGGAGTTACCTGCATTAATCCTCTAGCTTCATTTCCACCTGTATTTTGATCGACATAACCATGTTGAACAGCTGCAGGATTAAAACCGGATTCGTATTTAGCAATAGTTTTAAGATACGGAGCCCAGGATGATGGTACACCTGTTCTTTTAATAGCACTTGAAATCCAGTTTGATATATTACCAGGCGCTGAAACACCTTTGAGTATTCCTGCACCACCGCCGCCTTTACCTTTCAAGAATTGTACAGGGTCAATCGTATTTCTATTTGTAAGTTCTGACGACGCCGGACTTTCTACTTGATAATGTAAATGTGCTCCATTTGTCCATTGCCCAGAGTTACCAGACTTTGCGATTGCATCACCTTGTTTAACAGGTCCTGTTTTCAATACCTTACTTAAATGTAGGAAGTATTGAGCGATTTTACCTGATAATAAACGTGCTACCATACCGCCGCCATAGTTAGATTGTTGAGAAACAATACCGCTTGTCGGCGCATGAATTGTTGTTCCTGATGGTATACCTAAGTCGATACCATAGTGTCGTCCACCATTGAAAGAAGTAGGATATCCTGGCACTGCTGCGTTAGGACTATATGGTGTAGTTCTAGGCCAATTAAGAATCTCACTTCCGTCTGCGTTAGCACCACTCGCTTCATCAAGCCATCTGGTAACAACTTTAACAGCTTGTTTTTTCAACAAGTTATAAGCTTTACCCATCATGTCGCCAGGTAATCCAGCAATACCACTAAAGTCTACACCAAACTTTTTCATCGCAAGATCCACTAATTTACCAGGATTCTCGATGTATTCAAGTAAGTCTTCAGCAATTGCTACACCAGCTCTTGTTGTTTTTTCAACTTCCGAACCCTTTTTCGCTGTATAATCTAGGGCTTTCTTTGTCTTCTTGGCGCCGACTACTTTATTTGAAGCTACTATGCCGTTGCCCATGCCTTTGACAAGCATACCCATAGCAAAATCGCCCACGTTACCTTTCGAATAACGCTTCGGTTCAAGTATTTCTTCGGTCTGCTTATTGTTATAAACGTGTGTTCCTTTAGGCATCCAGAATGTTGTTTCTTTCTCGAATAATGCTGTACGTCCGTTTGGGAATTGAACAATTTCTCTAGTGCCTTTTCCGTTGCCTGGACCTTTATCTCCTACAGTCGCCCATCCATCTTCAGGATGCCCTCCGGTACCTGTAGAATATTTACTAGCATCAATTTTAGATAATGGTTTACCCATTCCTAATTTATCAGCTACCCAGTTTACGCCATCGATCATGGAATTTAGTCCACCAACGACTTTATCCTTTAGACCAGACGCCATCTTTTTACCTGTTTCAATGACGGAATCTTTCATGCCGATTACGCCATCTTTAATCGATTTAATCCAGCCTTTTATACCATTCCAAGTGTTTTTAAATGCACCAACGACACCGTCTTTTAATCCAACCGCTGCATCTACCGTTGTTTTCTTTATAGACACCCAAGAATTATAAAGTCCTGATTTTAAATTCTTTATGATATTCATTGAACCTGTCCACAGATTCTTGAAAGCACCAATGACGTTTTTCGATACTTTTGTTGAAGTATCCCATATAAATTTACCGAAATTCTTAAATAAATTGAGGATGCCTTGCCACATGGATTTAAAGCTGCCAGCGAATAATTTAGCAAAGGCTAAACCGCCTTTAAGCAGTTTTCCATAGAATAATAATTGGACACCATTCCATATCATCTTTATTGCGCCAAAAAATAGATTTTTGACACCTTCCCACATCTTCTTCCAATCACCTGTAAATAGACCTGCAAAGACTTGTAATAAGCCTTTCCACCACTGAAACAACCCTTTTAAGAAACCTGTTATGTTTCCAAATATATCTTTAACTATATACAGAACTACTGGCATAACAAATTTCACGACAGTTAGCAATCCGTTAAATATATTTTTGTAAGCTTGCATAATCTGTTGCCCATCAGGTCCAGTAAAAAACGCTTTGATTTTACCGAAACCATCTTTGACGAAGTCACTTATAGCCCGTCCTGCAATTGACAATTGTTGTTTTAAGACATTGAACCAATTTATGATGTTATTTGCTTCTCCGTTACTAAAACCTAGCTTTTGAAGTATGTTAACTTGTTTACCACCAGTTAGTTCCTTAATCAATTTACCGATAGTACTAAACCCTTTAGACATTCCTTCAATGATTTTGATACCGCCTTTCAGACCTTTATTAGCGATATCTAGCGCAGGTCCACCATAAGAAGCAAGAAAGTCTTTCCATGTGTTCTTCAATTGAGCTAAGTTCTTTTCATAGCTATCCGCTTCTTTTACACCCTGACCAAGTACACCAGCTGAAGTATGTTGTCTTATTGATTCTTGTACTTTTAGCTGTTCCTGTTGAGTAACACTTAACTGCTCCCATTTCTTACCGTATTTTTCTTGAGCTTTATCATTAAGCATTGTTTGAGACAAGTTAATCATAACTGTATCTGCAGAATCGTATTCGCCTTTAATAACAGCCATCATACGTCCTGTTGATTCTTCAATCGATTCATTAGCAAATGCCGAACCGTCCACAGTACGTTCTAACCACATTTTAGAAGTTTCGTATGCATCTTGTTCATTTAACCCTTTTGATTTAAGTATCGCTTGATACTGTAGCATAGACTTCTTTAATTCGTTAGGATGCACATTATACTTCTGAGCCATCTCTCCAAGATACTTATCAGTTGTATTCTTCATTTTGCCCATTACTTGTTCGTATTGGGAATTTAGCGCTTCAATTTCAGCAGTAGATTCAACTATCTTCTTTGTAAATTCCGTTATGCTTACAGTAGCTAATGCGCCTCCAATAACAGGTCCTAATCCTTTAAATGCACCTTTCAAGCCACCAACCGAACCAGTTGCACCATCTATGTCTTTAGAAATGTTTTTAGTAGAATTAGATAGATTAACATCATCTCCAACGTTCCTAAGTTTTCTATTGAGTTGTTCAGCACGTTCTTCAACCTTACCGAATGCTACATTAGCACCCATAGACATCGATTCAAAATTAACATCTTTAATATTCTTATTTATCTGATCAAGTGTGTTATCTGCAACCTTACCAGTTGATTGTAATTCTTTTTTAGCTTTATTGAGCTCGTTATTGAGCTTATTAAAATCAACCTTATCATCAGTTTTCTCAAGTGATTTACTCGTCTTCTCAACATCTTTTTGTAGTGCTAGTAAATGCTTACCTGCTTCTTTCGCATCATCAGGTAGCCCTTCAAGAAACTTAACATCATTCAGTTTATTCATATTGCGCTCTACACTGTTAACATTACGAATAACAGTTTTAAATGTATCACGTGAATTTGCATCTAAAGACTTCCAATCAACACTCTTAATTTCCTTTTGAAGTGATTGCATCGTCTCTTTATTGATGTTACCTGTATCTTTAAATTCCTTTTGAGCCTTTTGTAATTCAGACTGTAACTTCTTAGTATCGAAGTCTTTACCCGTTTCAGATAAACGCTTGTCAAATGTCTTAAGTGAATCATCTATAGTACCAAATGCTTTATCCATACGCTTTGTTGATTTTTCAGCAACCTTTGGCAAATTATCAAAGTTCTGTTCAAGTACCTTGAACTTATTCAACATCCCATCTACAGACATCGTAAATTTAGTGCCTATTTCTTGTATGTTAGCCATATTATCCTCCTTTCCTTATATATTCATTTAAATAATTAATTAAGTTTGTAATGCTTTTAATTGTTCAAGCTGCTCGAAGTTCCACTCTAATTCTTTAGGCATTTCTAGCGCTTTATCTTCTTTCATAGGATCAATACCTTCGATAAATTGATTCTGTCTTTTAACATCATCCTTATCTTGTGCAGGATTCGCATTAATACGTGACATGTGATTCATATATAAATCCCACTTCTTAGCTTCTGCTTGTTGCTCTTCCTGTTCAATAATGATAATTAAATAAGCTAACGCTTCTTCAAGTGGCATATCAATGATTTCTGACCTTCCACCTAATTTATGCGCTAGCTTATATACGAGAGCATCTTCAAGCTCATAACCACTTAGTTCACTGGACTTAGAGTTGCTTGAGTAACTTTCTCGCCCCATTTGAGACTCTTCTGAAAACTTTTCGTAGACTTTTTTACACGTTCAACAACCTTAGCTAAGTCATTAACTTCTGCAATTGCATCTACAACATCAAAGAATGTATCCATCTCTTGAAGTTTTAATTGATCAGGATGCACCTCAGATAAGATTGAAATCAGTTCTAAAGCACTTTCAGGAGCAACCTCTAATAATAATCCGATTGATCCAGCTGAATCCTTAACGAATTGAGCTGACAAGGCACTTAATAAATCTTTAGTATCCATACCTTCTTCTACCGTATCGAATAACCCTACTAAAGCACCGTTGATATTTTCATCAGCATTTAGTTCATTGATTAACGTTTTTAAAACCTTAGTAATAGCGAAGAACTGATAAGGTCGCATCGCTTTGATTACTACTTCTTTCTTACTATCATCTTTTAATACACCTTTTTCATTAACGTACTGTGTGATTAATACTTTTACTTCGTTTGTCATGTTTTATTCCTCTTTTCAATTAATTATTTAAATAAATATAGAAATAACCCTACTTGCTGTAAGTAGGGCTATATTGTTATTCAGCTGTAGCTTGTCCGATTTGGAAGAAGTTGTTTGGCTGACTCATATCAAAGTTATCTTTAGGATAAGCTACGAACTCTAAGTCAAATTTACCTTGTTCATTTTTATATGCTCGTTCAAATCCTGATGTAGATGCAACTTTATAGATAACAATATCCATAGATTTATCTTCAGCTGGTAATTGGCGTGGGTGGATTTCCATTTTTACTCCACGTTCTCTGTTAGATGAACCTAGTGGACCATCTGTAATCCCAATCAATTTTGACCCTGCGCTATCCTTAATAGCATGTGCACCGGCCATCGCCAATTGAATCAATTCTAGAGTTTCTTGAGATACAGTCATTTTAACTTTTACTTCCCAACCGACAACTCGATTGTCGATATCGTTTTCACCAGTATCTTCAAATTGAATTTCCTTAAACTTAGGTTCAATAGTAAGAACCCCACCTTCTGTTTGTAAGAAGCTAGTACCATCTCCTGTTGCTTTACCATCAAAGTTGATGACTTTGCTGTCTGTACCTGTCAATTTAAAATTAGCCATACCGAACGCGATGCTTTCATCAAATGCACTCATATAATTTATTCCTCCTGTTTTTTTGCATAAAAAATAGACATCGTTTCAGATGTCTAAATATGCTTTAGTTTTCAATTCTTAATGTTGTTCTAAAGTTAATGCTGTACTCCATCACATTGTCCTCCACACCTATCCTGAGTGGCTCTGACAACGCTTCAATGAAGTAAACATGTATTACATTGTTTTGCTCGTTAATTAACCAATCGCTCTTCTTATGGAGCAATGCATAGACTTTAAAAGCTATGTCTTTGCACTTATCAAAGTCACTTGATCTGATATAGATTTGATAGTGCGGATATTTCATTTCATCATCATAGATGCCAGGCTTTTCTCCACCGTCCGAATATACTGTACCTGTATTGTCGCCCAATGTACGGTAGTCGACTGACCAAGTAAGCCCAGCTATATTTTCTCTTAACAGATTCATGATTGACTCTTGTATCATCAGTCTAACCCTCCAATACTCGCGCGAGAATTCTTTCGCACATTATATTCCAATCGTCTTCAGTAACTTTAACTGCATTAGTAAGATACTTTCTTCCTGGCTTATATCCATTGACATTCGGTTTGTTACGCGTGTTCTCTCCACGTCCATTTTTATAGTATTCAGGGTACTTAACACCTCTTTGATACTTAGGTCTAACACCTTTACTTTCTGGCTGCTCATGAACTCTCAGAGCGTATTTCATGTTAGTACCTATAGTAATCGAGAATGTTTTACCTTCAACTATTACTTTAGAAGTATTTATTGAGTCTTCTAAGTCTCCTGAATCACGTGGAGCAAGTGCTTTTGCGACTTCTTCTACTCTTAATCCAAACTTACCGAGTTCTTCAATAACGATTTTAGTAAAGCGCTCATCAAACGTTTTAAAATACTGCTGCAATTGCTTATAATTATCATCAAATTCAAATTTGAAATACTCATCGGCCATCAACAAACACCGTCCTAAATAGAACGCGTGAACCTGTAACGTTAGTTGCTTCATCGTAAGAGATAACTTTCCCTGTACCATCGTTACCATCCATATCGATATAACTGATTTCTTCTCCTTCTTTGACAATCATTTGAGAAGGTACATCAATCTCGATATTCGTATTTGTTTCAGTACCAGTTGCTGTGATTATCAAGTTAGACTTACGTCTGACACGCGCTTTAGACTCTACTCTTTTCGTTAAAGGCCTTCCGTATTTATCAGTCGTAGGTATACCATGTTCATTCAAAATCGCTTTATTGACTAAAACTCTTTGATTCATTGGAGGTCTCATTATATCAACCTCCCTGTTCTACCTGTGGATGTCTTTCGTTCCTCAGCAAGTATTCCGTCTATAATCGCTAGTAGTGATGGAGATAGCTTTTCATGATTGAATACGACTTTAACATCTTTAACTGTATAGTCTTCAACGTTATGGCGCTTAAGCACTCCAAAGCCTTCTTCTTCCGCTTCTAACTTATAATCAAGTTGCAGATATACCATTCTCGGCGTTAACTCGATGCCAGGAAAGTAATCCTTAATATCTTGAATGGCCGAAAATAAATACTTCGGTAAGTCTTCAACTGGTACTTCATTAATATAATCAGGTAATGGCATGATGTTCATGTATGCCACTGTGCCATCGATTAATGATTGATGTTGTTCCAATGTTTCCATAACATCACACCTTTACATTATTCTGCTGCTTCTTCTAATGCTTTCACGTAGTCAGCTTTTACTGCTCCATTTTTACCTGTAGCAACGACTTCAAGGCCTTTTTCTTCGACTAGTGCTTTCAGTTCTTCTACATCTAAATCTTTATAAGATTTTTCAGTTGTCTCAGTTGCATCTTCAATTGTCACTAAGTCTTTTACATTCGCATACTCTTCTTGAGTAAGGTCTAAAGACTGTCTAAAATAAGCCTGTCCTTTGTGAATTACAGTACCTTTATCTACATATACTTTTGGCATCCTTAAGTCCTCCTATTAATTAATAAAAGAGACTGTCTAAATTAGACAGTCACAATTACATTTCCATTAAAGTTTTTAGAAACAGGTAATGTTACTTCACCAACGATTGTTTTTTCTCCAATCGGATCTTGAGAAATTACTCGATAAGCAAACTTACCTTTAGCGAAGTTGTTTTCAGCAGCAGGACCACTTAACGTAGCACCCATAATTGCAGCATGTAAAACGAATTTGTTGTCTTCTAAGTGTGCAACATCATAAGTTGTACCGTCAGCATTTTCTAAAGTAGTGAAACCTTTTTCGATTTCTAAAGTTGGATAACCGTTTGACTCGAATAAGTCAGCGATTTCACCATCTTTGATGATACGAGGTTGTAATCCATCACGATATAATTCGTCTTTAACTTGTTTAGAACGTTTGAATAATGCATAAGTAGCTTCAGTCATAACGATATAATCTGGAGCTTTGTTGCCATTTGTTAACTTGAATTGAGCGATTGCCGCTTCAATATCAGATAATGGTGTAGAGTTAGCAGTGTCAGCCCATTTTGTAGTGGCAGTCATGTCATTTCCATCAGGACGTTCTAATTCAAACTGAATCTTAACGTTGTCACGTTTATCTTCATAGTTGAAACGCCCACGATATGTTAATTCAGCACGAATCAATTCTTTAGTATCTTCAATACCTTCAGATAATTCAGCTGTGCTTAGTAATGTACGATCGATAATGCGCTGACGCTCTTCGTCATTACGTGGATTGCGGAACTTAAACATATCTTCTTCATCTAAGTGATATGCGTGAGCGATTTTAGTTAATTTCGCTACTGCTTGTTTCGCTTCTCCTTTAGTTCTTACAGGTGTACCTGCATTAAATCCAACGATAGAACCTGCAACAATCTTTTGATTTGTCACTAAGTCGTATACGCTTGAAATCTCATCAACTTGCTCAACAGGATAACATTTAGCAAGTCTATGTTCTTTAGTAATCGGCGCTTCAGCGATAAATGCTTGTAATGCCGGTTGTTCAAATTCTTTAATCTCTAATACCATTTAATTCCCTCCTAGTTTTATATTGATTAAACGTCAAACGTTAATCTTCCTTGAGTTGCTGTTTTAAAGTTTGCAGTTACACCTGTGCAACGCTCTTCAATAAGAGATGCTTTACGGATAGCTGATACTAATTCATTTGTAGTAGTATCTTCGATAACTACTTCTTCTGAACCTGTAATTAATGCACCTTTCATTGTTGCTGGAGTATCGCTTGCTACTAATTCAAATAAACCAGTAGATTCATTTAAGAAAATAGCAGTAAAAGGTTTAATCACTTGGCCTTTTTTAAGTTTAGAAGCGTCTAATACCGCGTTACCCACTTTCCATTCTACTGCTTTAAAATCGCGGAATGCTGTAGGAGCATTATTATATTGAGCGCTCACTTTTGGTTTTAAATTCATTTAATTTCCTCCTTATTCTTTATTAAATAATCGTTTTGCATGTGCTTTTCCGACTTCAGATAAGTCTGGATCCTTACCACCATTTCCTTGTAGTCCTCCAGGATTAAGGTTGTTAGGTGGATTTTCCTGATTGTTATTAATATCTTTGTCTTTAGGATTGATTGGACCATTAAATAAATAATCGTCAGTTGATTTCAGATTAGTTAATTGCTCGTTTAGACCGATTAACTGCCCGTCTTCATTGATTTTTACAGTGTCTAAGTCTATTAAAGCTTTAACTGCTCTTTCATTTTTTGCACCGGCTTCGTTTAATGCTAATTTAATTTCATAATCCAATTTCACTTGATTCACTAAATTCTGATGTGCTTCGTCCTTATCCTTATTAGCTTGTTTCAATGAATCAATCGTTGCGTTTAAAGCTTCAGCATCACCAACTTTAGTTTTAATTTCATCAAGTTGGTTATCACGATCAGCTACTTGCTCTTTAAAAGATTTCACTTCTGCTTTCAATGATTCATTTTCTTGCTTAATTGGATTGACATCTTTACCGTACATTTCCATGATTTTATCAACTGCTTCTGCTTCAATGCCTAATTCCGTTAAATCTTTACGTTCCATATTAATTCTCCTCTTTTCGTCTACATTTTATTACGCTGTAAAGTCAGCGATTGACTAGCTTGTTGACGTACAAGCGAACGAGGCTTACATTTATAACGTCGATAAGCTGGACGCGTGAGTATGATGTCACTCACAAGACCTGATGGAATACCACCATCATGAGATACTTAAATGATCACTATTCCTTTCTGGACGTGAGTTTTAAAGCTATCCATAATAAAAAGACCTTTTAACGTCATGTCTAGGACGATTGTTGCTTAATATATTTACTTTTTTTAATAAAAGTGTGATTTATAAACTTTCGTGATACTATCTTTATAAGAAAGCGAGGTGTTTAAATGGCTAAAAAGAATAACAAACAATCTTCAAGTAAAATGGCTAAACTTGCAAGCAAAGTGTTGAAATCTAATAAAAGTACAAAGTCAGCACGTTCTTTAGCAGGAAGTGTACTAGCTCAAGCAAGAAAAACAACAAAAAAGAAAAAATAATCGATAACCTCTCGCTCTAGAGAGGTTTATATAATTCATATAAAGCTTCGATATTATCCTTTAAAAATCCATGCAGAGTTAATCCTATGCGATTAACAGTGTCTTCAGAATGAATTCCTTCATCAGTTTCAAATCCTGACTCATGTAATAATCCATGTGTAATCTCATGTGCAAGAGTTTTCCTTTTATGCTCAACACTAAGTGATTTCATTAATAATATTTCATGGTCAAAATAATCAATTATGCCTACACAGACAGTTCCATCATCATTCTTAGGTTTCTTTCGTTCTATTACTTCATAATCAATATGCCCTATCCTTAACTTCATAAGGTTCACCCCTCATCATCTTCTTAAACTCTTCAAATTTACTCGGATTATTACGCTTGATATTTCGATATGCACCAATGTTCTTCGGCGCTTTATCTCCTAATATCGCTTTCATCTTTATGTAGTGCTTATCTTCTTGTCTTGCGATACGTTTCTTATCCTGGTCTTGTTTATAAGCATCACGTTGTTTCTTTGCTCGTGGATCAATATCAGGATTAAATGACTTCGCTTTGACAACAGCTTTATTGATTTCAGACTGACTTTTATATTCAATTACAAATGGTCTTATACGACATTCGCAATTTGGATGTAATGGAAATAGTTCGTATACATTGATATGTTGGAATCGTTTATCTTCTCCATCAATGCTGAAAACATGGTTGCGATATCTTGCGCATACGCCACAGGTAGGCTCTCTTCCAGTTATCGTCACAAGATTGACACCCGCTTCTTCATATCTAGTTAGATGACCATGATTCGTTGCTGTCCTCATTTTCGTTCTGACCACTGTACGTGAGTAGAAGTCCAAAGGTAACTGCTTACCATCTACAGTCTTAAACGAAGTAAATCCATCTTGTAAGAATGTATCTGATACTCGCTTTATGATTGCTTCACGATTGTTGCCATCTAACATCCCTTTGCTTATATCACTTCTGACTGTTTCTAATGTCTGCATATAAGTACTATTAAAGTTTTCTTTAGCGGTTCTAATTGCTGCTTGCATGTCTAACATCGCGTCAGTAACAATATTAGATAATGCTTCAACGTTAGCTTGTGTCTTAAAGTCTGCCTGCACTACACCATCAACAATAGCTCGACCATTCAACTGTATGCCTTGCTCTTGTAAATCTTCTGTAGCTTCATCAATTGCAATAAAAAAGGACTTCGCTAATTCAACAGGTAACACCTCTTGAACGGTAAGTCCTAGTTCATCAAATATTTTATTGATTGTCAGTAATGTCTTTTGTACATCACTATCTTTTAAATGATCGGTATTATGCAAGAGTGATACAATGTGCTTCTTCAATTCATCAATCAGCAATGTTAATTGTTCATCGTTCATCTAATCACTCCTTGATTGGATTTCCTAATTCATCGAGTGGTGTTCCATCAGGTTGTCTATTGTTTAAAAAGTTATTCAACGTATTATTGCCATTTAGAACACTCATGCTGTCTTGTGATGTCGATTCAGATTTAATACGTTCAACTTCTTCATTAATCCATTCTTCCGTCTTGTCTGGGTTATTTCTTCTCACTGTCTCTTCAAGCGATTGTACTTTAGCATTATACTTCGCAATATTCGAATCAGTGACCTCTTTTTCAGGTACTGGAATCATCGCTTGTACTGTGATGTTAGGCTCTTCAATGATGATACTGTCATTCTCTTTGTTCGCTAACCATAAGGCGCTCTCGAATAACTTCTTAAGGAATTCAACATAATCATTTCTGATTTGCTCAGCTTTCATCAATGAGATAAGTAAGTCATAGAATTTTGCTACACCAGACTGTGGACTTGCAGTGTCTGTCCTTACAAATTCCATTGCTGCTTGTGATGTCTGCGTTTCTGCTAACATCCCTCTGATAATGTCTTTAAGATAAGCCATATCACCTATTTTATCGACATCAATCTGATGTATCTGCATGACTTGACCATTCTCCCCGATTTCTTGTATCTCTAAATCTCTATGATCAATCTTGTTTTCATCGCCATATCTATCCGCTGCAATCGCTCGAAGTGTATCCATTGTTTCTCTTGTAATACTGATTCGTGGCTTACCATTACGCTCAAATGTCTGAGATGCTCGTGTTAAGGTCCAGTTCACTTCATCTTGTCGTCCTGCAAGTCCTTTAAGTTCAGATGAACCTAGCTTATTATAGAACGTTGCATTATTCGCAAGATAAGCTATAAACGAACGTTTACGACCCTCAAACTCTTGATATAACTGTTCGATACCTATTTTTTCTTGAATGAAAGATAAATCTTCTACCTCTTCAAGTTGAGATTCACCATTTCTTTTGAATAACTTATGAAGTATAAGCAGTCTATCCTCATCTTCACGTTCAGTATAGATATGGACGTAATCAATACCCGCTTCTTTCTCTTCTTCAGTCTGAGGTAACTCATATACTAAATCATATCCATGCCCATCATCATGAGGATAATAAACATTACGCTCCTTGAACATCAGCTTTAACTGTCCATTAATCATAGAAGGTACAGCTACGATACCACCATCAACTAACAATTGAGTGATGTTCATCTTATGATCAATCTTTGAGTTCTTAACAATCTGGTCTATCGTCTCTTGCTGCAAGTCGATGACTTCGCTGTTGTATGAATTATCAACTGTTCCCTCAATCATTTTCGCTTCTTCTGTCGTTGTGTCATTTGCTAACTCTTCCTTATTCGGAAAGTTAGTCTTAACCTTACCAATCCCTCGACTGATTAACAGCGAAGGTGTATCAACGATAATTTTACAGATGTTAAGCATGAGATAAGGTGTCATTACATTTTTAGCGTTGTACTCTCCGTATTGCAGAATATCAATTATCTCGCCTTTACTGATTAACTCTTTAGCTCTAGGAAAGATATTCGCATGTTTACCATCGTATAAATCACGATAGAAATACATGTCACCATGCTTTTTCTTTATAAAGTCTTTATCAAACTTCTTCCATTCGTTCATTGTCGCCCTCCTTTACCATGCACTTTGTTGTCTAATGTAGTCACCTTTAGGAACTGCTACATCATAATCATCAAGTCCGTACCACATAGCCGAGAATGTATGCGGGTCAATATTGAACTGATCCTCGATGATTTCATCGTTATTGTTAGTCTTATATGTTAAATCTTGTAGCTCATCGATATGATTTACACATTTATCTGAGCATATAATACGTTTGAACCGTTTCACCTTCTTTGTGTATTCGGCACGTGAACCGGCATACTTCTTAGCTTTTCTTAGATTCATACCTTTTTTGTTTAGATATTTGATTGTGCTGTCTTCATGGTCAGCTTTAATTAGAGTTCTGCCTAGGTAAGCTAACTCCTGGTACAGTTCTTCATCATCTTGCTCTTTCGTATAGACTTCATCATAAATGTATAACCACATATTCTTTTCATCTATGGCCATTCGTGATAATGCGTTGAATGAAGTAACAAAACCAAAGTCGAGACCGTTCTTTAATAATCTTGCACTCGTTCTGTTTACTACTTTCATTACTTCATCGTGGGCCATGACTTCGAATTGAGGTAATACCTTCTTACCATTTGCTCCGAATTGTCCTAGTCTAGCAACTCGGTGCAGATCAATATCGTAGTTCTTCATGTCATCAAGCTGCGCAATATAATCATCAGGTAAAAAGTAGTTATCATCAGCTGTTGAATGATGATAGTACGTATCCCCTAAAACGATTGTCTTTTCTTTGTATAAACGGTAATCATCTAACTTTATGACTTTCGCATCTTTGTTGATAAAGAAATGAAGATATGTCCAATTACTTTTACTCACTGGATTCGTAGACAATATCATGTAGTTTCTTAATCGTGGATGTCTTAAACGACCAATCAACTCTTTAAATCCTGCATACTTTATCTCTGAACACTCTTCTAACCATATCAGTGAGATGTCATTAATCGATTTCAATTTACCTGGCTTATCCATTCCTTTGAAAATAATCTGACTTCCATTTGGAAATGTTATCTTCATAGGACTTGTAGTAAGCCTTACACCTTTTGCATTCAGTTCTAAGTCATATATTATCTCTTCAAAGAGCGAGAAACATGAATCTCTAATAGTCTCAAATACTTCACGAACAACTAACGCTTTCCGCTTCTCAGATATCAATTTAAGAATGATCTTTAATGCAACGTGATACGATTTACTGCTACCATAACCACCAACAAGGAATTGAAACTTCTGATTCCAATCAAACAAGAATTCTTCAAAACGAGGATTAACTTCTTTATTCAACTGAACAGCTTCTGTCATTCTCGTCCCTCTTTTCTTGTGATTAAGATTTCTAAAGGTTTATCAGATTGTGCTCCATTCTCGTTCTGTTGCTTAATCTGTGTTAATTGTTCATGCATAACTGCAACTTGCAACTTACGATAATCATCATCAGCTGCATGTAATGAGAATTGCTTCAGTGCACTTCTTAGTTCAGCCATTGCTCTTGATTGAGCACTTAAAAAAGATGCATACTTTTCATAAGCGAAAGCAACTTTCATGGATTCACCGTCCATGCTTACACCAGTTGTTCCACTCGTATGATCGTTAGCATCTTCTACCCACATTACTTTTTGTGCTCTTATTATTGCTGCAAACTGTATTTGTATCTGAGCCCATATAATATCTGCTGCATCCATTGAATCAGCTATGCCCATAAGCTCCATCGTCTCTTTAGGAATGTACCTGCTCAGTAATCCATGCTTCACAGCAAAGTTGTTCCGTTCTGTGAACTGATTAGGTGGATTAGGATTCCCACTCTTTCTTCTTATATCTGTTGTATCTTGTGGATGCTTCTTTTTTGCAACTTTCTTAGTTGCATCCTTTTTCTTGGTTGCAACCTTATTCCACCCTTCACGACTAATTTTAGATTTCAATGTACCTAATTTAATGTCGTGCTTTTCAGCTAAATCCTTAAGCTTAAACTTACCTGTGTCATAATCTTCTTTTACTGCGTCCCAATTTGTACTCATGCATCATCAACAACTTCAATCTCGTTCATCTCATATCTCACAACCTTTACGTTACTAAACTCTATTTATTTTATTGCATTAAAAAACACCCACATAAGTGAGTGTTAAAATTATTTTATATCAGAATTCATGTAGTGCATTCCCACCGAAGCGATAACATTTCCTAATTTACCATATTCAGTACTTCTGATATAAGAATTATCATAAATTACACCATCAATTGAAGTAAATTGTTTTCTGTTACTAATAATTGATTCTGCCTCTTTATGTGCATCTTCTACCTCTACTGCTTCAACCTTAATTGCCTCAATAACTTCATTGCCGTTTAACATAGTATGTTTTACACCTAGAAATAAATTAAGCATTTCATTCGCTCCCTTTATAATTAATTGGCACATTTACATGTACAGTTTAATAATACAAAAACCACCTAGAAATTACTAGATGGTTTCCATACATATTTTTTGAAAGGAGATTACTCATGGCAAAGTAAACGAAGAACCGTTAGGTTCAGGCAGTGCGAGGTACAAAAACAAGTTTTTGATTGATTGAATACACCTACCCGAACCCTCCGTCCATTGTAACCTACAAATTATCATTTCACCTAAACCGTTAAATGCGTCAAGTTCGTCAAGTTTGTACTTAATCTGTTAATAACTCTGCTATCTCAGTTACGATTTGCTGCACTCTTTGCTTTGATGTTCCTAAACTTTTAGCGATGTATGAATAACTTACACCTGACAGCAGTTGATTGAACACTATACCATGTGTTTCATCAGTTATTCTCTCCCATCTGTTTTGAACATACAATACTTTCTGTTCATATCTTGCTATCATCGTATCTTGACGCATCAATCTCTGTACTTCTCTTAATACTGGATCAGATGTCTGTCCTTGTGGTTTAGGTAAAGTTGCCTCAAATCCATATTGAGAGATGTTACCTCCGCACACTACATCAATATATTCTTTTCTAAGATGATGCAATGCTTGTACATTTGTTTGATATTCCTTAATTAAAGTCATTACTTGTTCGGTCGTATAAGTCATGGTTTATTGTTCCCCTTTATAAGTAGTTGTAGATGATTCCGTTATTACTTGTGATTGGTCTTTTATTTTCTTTAAACCAGGTATATGGAATACTGGCTCTGTTTAACGTTTCCTTGAGCTCATTTGGTTCTTGGATGTCTAATCTATATAACTCGTTAAACTTCGTAAATAAGATAAGAATAAAGCAAATGCCACCCTTTTGATGAGTCTTGGTCAAGTACTCGATCTGGTGCTGCTCGATATTCTTAAATGGCAAATTGGTCAGTGATGTCTGCTTTGTATCAAATGCGATAAATTTTCCATTGTGAATGCCGATAAAGTCGACTGTTGATTTCTTGGTGTACCTGGCATCAAATATCTTTCCGTTCCTGCTCCTATGCGTCATAGGTGTTGGAATCTTATTGATTGTCGCTATACCTTTTAAATCGTATTGAATATTGGATCGTTCGATTAATGTTTCCAAGTATTTACCTCTATTACGTTGACTTGTTTTCTTTTGCATTTCTACCTCCACTACTCACCCATCATTCGTTCTTTTACAATCTGCAAATCCTTTTTGCGTTCGTTGTACAAGTACTTGTAATGATTGCGTTCAATTTCTAAGTCATTGATACGTTGTTTATATAGGTATCGCTCATGAAACGTTATGAGCGAGTACGCTATCAGTATTAATAAAATGATTTCCATTTGATTCCCTCCTGCTACAAATCAGATTCTTTCACAAACACGCCATCAATCATTTTGCCTTTTCTATCCTTTATCTCGTTGTAAGCTATATCGATACACTCGTTTATATCAATATCCATTTGCATTGCGAGTATAGTCATAACCACGTACATATCGCCTAATGCATCTTTGATAAGTTCAGGTTTACCTTTTGCCATCCCTTCTCCTAGCTCCCCGAATTCTTCTACTAATTTCAACATCTGCTTATTCGGATCAGCTGTGTTTAAATTACGGTCTATTGCCCATTGTTTTATTAACTCTGTTGTCATTTTAATCATTACTTATTCCTCTCTCCTCATCACTTTATGTTCTTTTACTTTGTAAAATTCTTTGTATGGTACTTCTAATGCTTTCAGGTAGTCCTCAGCACATTGTTTATTTGAAAATGATTCAACAATCTGATTCTGTGGATCAATTACATTCCAGTCGCTATGTGAGTATATAATTTTCATTCGTCATTCTCCTTTTCGAGTTGTAAAATATGCAAATTATATTCTTTAATCCTCTCTCTAAACTCTTCGTTCTCTTTTAAATTTATATATCCTGATGGCACTGCTACATACTGTACTTCATCTGTATCTCTCACAATCCCTCTCTCCTTTCGTGTTACGATTCAAATATCACAATAACTTTCACACTTTTATAATCTACTGGTACAAACTTAATATCTTTAACTACAAATTCATAAGTGTTACTTCTTAACCAATTATTCATATTGATTTCAAATTTACGGTCTAAATCATCTTCATAATAGCTTCCAAATATTTTAATTCGAGTTCTTGCCATCTTTCATTTCCTCCTTGTGATTTACTCTTCTGAACTTATATACTTTCCATCTCTGAATCGTCCTATTACGTCCTCACTTTTCAATGCTCTGTTCATTTTAGTTTTATAAAGTATTAATTTAAG